GCAAACAATATTCTTTAGTTGATAATATTGTTGGTGTTAATAAAGACTCAGAAACATATTTAATTCAAGAAGTACAAGACCAAAAGTATGAATTATTGTTTGGTGATGGGGTATTTGGTAAAAAATTAGAAAATGGTACAGAAATAACAGTAGGTTATATTATTAGTGATGGTAAAGCAGGTAATGGTCCATCTAAATTTAACTATGCTGGAACAATTCGTGATACTCTTGATAATATTATTCCACCACAATCATTACCAATTATCAACACAACCGCATCTGCTGCTAATGGCGGTGAGATTGAGTCTATTGACTCAGTTAAGTATTTTGCTCCTAGACTGTATTCAGCACAGCACAGGGCGGTTACAGGCAGGGATTACGAAGCAATAATACAAAAAGTATATCCAAATACGGAAAGTGTGTCTGTTGTAGGTGGTGAAGAGTTAGATCCTCCACAATTTGGAACTGTTTTAATAACAATTAAACCAAAAAATGGTGAATATGTGTCTGACTTTGATAAACAGTTAATATTGGCAGATTTAAAGAACTATTCTCTTGCAGGAATTAACCAAAAGATAGTAGACCTTAAATTGTTATATGTTGAACTTGATTCTTATGTTTATTATGATACTGCAAAAGTCTCTAGTGTTGATAGATTAAAAACAAGAATTACTGAAGGATTAACCACTTATTCAGATTCAACTGAAATTAATAAATTCGGTGGTAGATTTAAGTATAGTAAGGCACTGAATATTATTGATAAAATTGATAATGCTATTACTTCTAATATCACAAGAGTTAAAATTAGAAGAAATTTGAAAGCAATATTGAATTCTTATGCACAATATGAGTTATGTTTTGGTAATAAATTTAATATTAATGCTGAAGGACGTAATATTAAGAGTACAGGATTTAAAATAGAAGGTGAAGTGGATACAGTTTATATAACTGATATACCAAATAAAGATGCTAATGGTAATTTGGATGGATCTGGAAAAGGTGTTTTATCAATCGTTAAATTAAATGTAAATGTAGATGAGGCAACTGTTGTTG